GAATTACAGAGATTACACCACCTACATCTAAAAGATTAGCATGCATGCTTGATGCTAAGTTTTGAATTACTTTGAATGCAGTATCTCTTGATGAGATTGAACCATTAAATGTAAAACGAGGTTCTAATCCACCGTTACCATCACTAACGAGTTCATCACAGTAAACAGCAGCGTCATAGAATGAGTAATGATCAACGTCAGCAGGTTTAATACGTGAACCTAAGCCGTAACGTTCGTTTGTAAGTACATCATAAAGAATCCACGCTGGATTATCTGTCCATACTCTAGCAGTTTTGAATAGACCATCCCAAATGGCAGGTGAATAGGCTGCATTATTGGTTACTTGACTACGAGTTGGCCATACCACTGCACCATTTTCATACCGGAAATCTTCAACCCATTTTGCTGTGATTTGACCGTTGGGTTTAGTGACTGGATCTACTGGAGTTCTTGGTGTATAATTACTGGGTACTTTAACTTTGATACCTGCAACATCAAAACTCATTACTGGAATTTTATTGTTTGTTGCACGTGCATCGACCGCGAGTGCAACGAGCGCAGTGTCATCATATGTTAATGTAGTATGTTGAATCTCTGTCATTGACAACCAAAGGAATCCGTTCTTTGCTTTGGTAGAATCTTGATCAGGTGAAGTACGCACTAAGCGGATTTCCCATAATTGACTATTAGCAGGTTTGTTTACGTGGTATGCACAAGCATAAGCCGAGTTACATTTACCTTTAACTTCAATGGTTTGGTCTAATTGCCATACTGATGTTGGGTTTGGTCTTTTCTCAATAGTAAATGTAAACTTATTACCTTTGATATTACCTTTACCATCAACTGAGAAAAGTGCAGGTACTTGGATTGTCACTCTTGCAGAGTCAATTAATTGACTAGATACTGAGTACACAACTGGACCGCCCAATTGAGTCACATTCGACCCGATTCGGATTTCGTTTTCAATGTCTGTGAATCCTTGAATTATTGAATTACTGGATTCACCGTGTTGAATAGTTCCATCTGTTGCATTCGGAATATGAACTTTGACAATGTGTTTATCTGAGTCTGGATTGCTGTAATCATTGAATGATACCATGTTAACGTCATCAAAATAGATGTTAGCAACCGCCTCAATTGGACCTTCCGAAATTACGTTCAATGCCTTGGCGGTTTGCATCGAATAGAGTGTGTTTTTGGATTCAATTGATCCACCACCTCCACCTTTACCTTCGCCTTGCACTGTGTCATTGATAATCGTTGTTATTTGTTGTGACATTCGTTTTCCTTTAAGTTGCCCAAGCCCATTTGCCTGTGGAGTTCGTAATTGTATCAATACCAGCAGAGATAACAGTTGACCCAGTTCTAGTAAATCCGTATACTAGTGGCACTGCACCACCTTGTTCTGTTGTATTGATTGATCCGTTGAATAAGAATGATTTGCGTTTCGCTGCTTCAGCTGCCGCAGCAGAACCATCAGTTCCTGTGGATGGTGTACCCATGATTAAAGATGCGATACCTCCAATGGCAATCATCACAACTGTCAATAAAATCATTTGAGCAACCAAGGTAGCAGTAGCCATTGAAACACCCATTGCAGCAATGTAACCTGCAATTAGTATGACGGCTGGTGCTTCACCTTGAACTTTACCAATGATGGATAAGGTATCCCAGTTTGATAAGTCTTGATTGATTAGCATTGGATCTATTGAACTGACCTCATCAGTTCCTTCATTGGTTAGAACGAATGCACATTCGCTTCTAACTATCTCATCTTTTAGAGGTTTAGGTAAACCGCTTAAGACTACTAGTAACTTACTACCAGTAACTTGATATTCTTTCTGATATTTATCAGCTAAATCGCCATGTAAAACTATTTTCATTCTGCTTTCCTAAAAATGTGATTGATGAATGATGCCATCTTGTTGATTGGTAGAGTACAAGACACATTCTTTGCAAGTTGTTGTAATATATAGTTTTCTTCGTAATAAACACCTACGTGATTACACTTACCACGTACTGACATTACAATAATATCACCAATTTGCATATCATCTAAGCGAACTTCTTTGAAACCCCATTCTAAAAGATAATCGAAGTAATTCTTGCCATCTCTACCATCCCGATTCTCTTCCCATTTGTAACCATCTTCAATGGGATGGTCTGGTAATGTTATCTGGAATCTTTGATGGTAGTAATCTTGTACTACATTCCAACAATCACTTATCAAATAGATGAATGGTCTTCCTAGTAATTCACGATCTCGACTTTGTGGGAATTCAACTGGCTCAGAGATATTCTCACCATCTAATGCAAAGATAATCCAAGGTAGATTGGTTTTCTTTTGGTTAATAAAGTCAGTTGTAGATGGTGTTCTGCCATCTAATCCAAGGTGTGGTTGTCTTGTACTTGAAAAACAATGCGAATGTACAATGGCTTGTGCCTGATCTTTTAGTTTGAACCATTCAGCAGGATGGAATTCAAATGCTTCAGTTGGATTGGTAGCCGTGTTTGTAATTGGTATGAATCTATTGTCTTTTAGAATACCGCATGCTTCGTTTGGGTATTGTTCTAAAAGATAATCTGCCATTTCTGTGTAATTCTCTATGTTTATCATTGACTTCTAATCCTTGAGTTAACAGACAAGCCTGGGAATCCTTTGAGTTGACCGATATCATCACGCATCATTAATCTACGTGGTAAGTTTTCGTATTCCAAATCAAGTCTGGATGCCAATTCAAATTCAATGGTTGTCTTGTTATGAGTTGTCTTTTGATTTATAATGTACTCGTCGATTGGCAAGTGAGCATTTGAATCAGGTGTAGCTCCGTTATCTAAGAATCTTGAGAATGTTCTGATTCTATAGATAGGTGCACCAATCAAATCACCCATTGTATTCACTGAGTAACTTAAGGTGTGGTTCACGTTCGACACCGTCAAGGTCGGTCTTGCAGGTGATTCACCTGTTTTATTACCAATACCTTCTAATTTCATTGGAAATGGTGTATACGTATTACCACCAAATTGAAGAGCAGTATGTTCCGTGGTGAAATAATAGATATTTCCACCTAATGAGGTAAGATCTAATTGATAAAGCGTTACAATTGGATCAGTAACTGCTTTACCTAGTTCTTGATAGGTTGCTAATGTGGTCATACGTCGAATACCTGTTTGAGTGATACTGAAACGTCATAGATATCTCCAGACTTTTCTGTAATGGTATAGCCATCTTGAGTTACAATGTACTTCTTAGTACCCCAAGTGAGGTAGTCCCAACTACCAACTGAATCAAGTGCAGTTAAGATGGTGTCACGCTCAGAGGAGCGTATGTTCTCCCAGATGATTGACCATTCCTCAATGCGGTTATTGATGCCGTCAGGTGTTCGTTGTGAGAAGCCATTACCGAATTGAGATTCAATGGTTCTAAATGAAACCTTGGTATTTGATGACTGAGAGATGTTATTTTGTAGAGGTAGAGCCGTTGGCATGTGAATTACTCCTTTATATTATTTATTTCGTGCCCAATTTCAGACCGGAATCTTGCCATTAAATTCTTCTTTTATAGAAAAACCATCAAAAAGTGGCAACATTCCGTGCTGAAATTAGCCACTTTATCTATTAATCGGGTTCAATCGATTGCCTGGTCTCATTGCTGATGATATTTCTTGCTGCGCAATAGACTTCATTTGTGCATGGAATGCCTTTGCTGCATCTTTACCATCTTCGGATGGCTTATCATTTTTGCTTTGAATAACGATTTGTACTTGACCGATGTTCTGAGTACCACCTGACTTGCCAGAAATTTCAACTGGGATACTACGACCTTTTGATAGAGGAACAATGGCTTCAGGACCAGCCTCACCCATTAGACCAAGACCACCTGCGTGTTGGAATGGAGTTGGTTGATTTACTACGCCACCTTCTGCGAACAATTGAACACCACTACTCCACAATCCACCTTCTTTTTGGAATGAACTAAAAGATGGTGTAATTGCACTGCTCATCGCACCAGACGACGTTGCTTGACCTAGTGATGCAGTACCCGCTTCTTGAATACCTGAAGTGGCACCACCGAACAATCCACCAAGACCGCCCATCATCATACTAATGGCTTTCATTACAAGCATCTTAGCAATCATCATTTCAATTGACTGAATAACTGATAGTGCTAATTGTTGCATTGACATCTTACCATTGACAGCCATGGTAGCTAATCCACTGGCAACTTGATCAGCAGCACTCATAGTCATGTCTGCCATTTGTTTTGACATATTACCCTGTGATTGCATTCTATCATGCAAGTCTTGCATTAAGTTATCGGTATAACCACCTTGTAATGCAGTTGATTTCTTGCTATAATCTTTTTCTTTTGCAGA